GTAATAGAGCGTCTGTAGTGTTAAATTTAAGACATCTCATTAAATCAAGATTGTCAACAATTTTTATAGCTATATTGGTTAAGATATTATCTAAATTATCTAGTTGAATTGATTCTGACATGGCTCTATCACCTCCTTAAAATAATGATTTTAATATAATACTTTTAGTAGTAACTTTAGTAACATCTGAAACATCAGTCGCACTTAAAACCACAGTATATCCGCTTTTCAAACACTTAATTGTACAGTTATTATCATCCAATACCGTCAATGTATAAGCACTCGAATCCCCGCTAACACTCATTGTAAATCCCTGTGTAATAGCAATCCCGTTCTCATATTTAGTTGCCACATAACTCTTTGTCTGATTTAATTTAATCTCATCAATATCTGGTACACTTGTAGACACTAAAGAATAACTATAATTATGTTGTTCACTCTCACTCACACAAATTTTAATAGTATCGCTAACGCCATTCGCACTAGCCGTAACAACACAACTCCCCACACTTATCATAGTAACCAACCCATCATTATCTACGGTTGCAATATCAGTATCACTTGAAATATAAGAAATCACAGGTGTTGGCGATATAACAACATTATTATCCAGCACCTTAACATTAAGTTGCAATTCCTCACCTGATTTAACGTTAATCGCTAATCCATCATTCAAATCCATCATCATACCTCTATTTAAATAGGCATAAGTATAATATGTAGGATTCAAAATATTAACTGCAAATACATGTGTTGTCGCTTCTTCCTCAACAAATTTCATAGGAATAATTATCAAACCTGGTTTTGATATATCATCAGGTTTTAAAACTGTATAATTCCATCTACCTATCTTAAAAATATCATTAGGAGATATTAAATTATTTATCATATTGTAAGAAACAATAGCAATAATATCACAATCAATTGTAGAAATATATTTATTATCTTTCAAATTTATATTTGTTTTATCCGTTATAATACACGGTATTGAATATAATATTGAATCTATAGTTGAGTAGAAGGAGAGGGTGTTGTTGCAGAGTTGGATACTCCCTTTGGTTTGAACCTGTGTATCTTCATCAATATCAGTTATTAAAAATGTTAAACTTCCCCAAACTACTATGTCTCCAACTGCAAAAGTTTCTAAAGGTTTTGATAATATTTTTTTATAATTTTCTTTTGATGAATTAGTTATTGTTACAATTTGAACTTTTTGTGGAGTGAGGGGATTGTTTATTGTAACTAATTCGTAAGAAGGGGAGTCTTCAAAATCAGTTAATATGTCATTTTGGATTTGGGTTAGAGTACCAGTTCTACCTAAACTATCACCAAACAAAATATTTTTCGCAGTAATAAAATTTGTTGTTTTTATCAAGTCAATCCACCACCAAGACCAAGCATACTATCTGGATTTTTCTTAAAAGAATATTTATTTATTTTCGATTCAGTAATTGCTAATTGATCATCAAGTAAATCTCTTAATTGTTTTATATGTTCTGCTTGTGAAGTTTTTTTATAATCACCAGTAGATATTGATTGTTGCAATAAACTATGTGTATTTACATGTTCTTGTTGATAAGGGATCAACATACCAGAAGCTAAAATATCAATTTCTTGAAAAGTTAATGTATCAGTAAATGAACCAATAATATAAATTGCAATATAAACTTCACTTCCCAAAATAGGAGTAGGTGTAATAGTTACTGTTTTCGTACTTGAAGCATAAGTATAAGAATAACCATCACTAATATCATCTACGGATATATAAACATTTGCATCAGTTGGTATAGCATCAGTTAAAATAAAATCTCCACTAGTTCCACTTCCTGTATAAATATTTTCGGATTGAGAAAAGGGAGTTAAAGCACTTAAATCATGATAGCAATCACTTTCAAACATACTAATAGCAAAACAAAGATATTGATAAAATAATTGATAAACAAGGTTAGTAGGTTTACTTGTTAATCTACTATCTGTATGTATAATATTATTTAAGGTATATATTTCTTCAAATTGAGTACCTATTTTAACCTCCCTCCTTTTTTATAAAAGAAAATAATATTGTTTCAATGTTGTTAAATTCCCAATAAGGAATACGTAATAATTTTATATTACGTTTTTTACAATATTCATTTTTCATTTCATCATGAATTTGTTGTTTTCTTAATCTTTCCTCTGCATATTTTATTGGTTCATTTTTATAATTTCTAATCGGTTTATAATGAAATTCTCCATCATATTCAATTAAAAAATTATATTGTTGGTTAGGTAAGTAAAAATCATAGGAAAGTAAACCACCACCTAATCCAATAAGATCATCAAATTTCTTTTGTGGAATGTAATATTTCTTATCATCATTAATTAATAAATCATATTCTTCTTGTTCTAATTTTTGAAATTTATTAATATTTAGCAAGTCACTAATTTTCTTTTCACCTTTTGAACTGTTACATTCAGGACATCTATGATTATTTACAAAACTATTTGGTCTAATATCATAACTTCCATGACAATCTGTCTCTTGGCATTTAATCCAAACATTCTTATTATATTGTGAAGCAATTATCCAAGGATTAACAATATTTTTCTCATAATCCCAATACTTTTCTAAGAAATCATCACAAATATTATCAATGCCCCACTGGGCAAAAGAATTACATGCTTTACATTTAATACTTCCTTCGCGACTTGTAAATAAATTAATATTTTTTAATTCGCTTTTATGCAATCCTCTTGGACATTTGAAATAATACCTATCATTTGTTCCATAATTAATTTCACATGGATTTTTATTATTTAATTTATAATCCCATCTGTCTAACACATCTTGATGATTATTATCGATACACCATTGTTCAAAAGATTTTCCATTTTTAAGTCTAGTTTTTTTAATATTGTTGCCATTAAATATTTGAATTGAACAATTATTACAATAATATTTATTATCTTCTTTAACACAGAATAAATAATCAACCCATCTTATATTTTTTAATTCTTTTCCACAGTTATCACATTGAATATTAACTCTTGCGCCACTTTTATTTGACAAATGATCCACACTAACTATTATTTTAGTACCCATAGGAACACGCATTTTATTTCTATCATCTTTTCTTCTAGGTATTTCGTATCCTAAATTTTCATAATATTTAATTGTATTAGGATGTAAAACAACTTCTACTTCTTTACTAATTAACCCCATTAATTATCATTCTCCTTTCCACTATTAGAGATATAATGGGAAAAGACCTGTGTAGTGGCACAGGTCTTACTATTACCTTTAATAAGTTAGCTACCTTATTAAAGAACCATATTTAACTTATTTATTTTAATAATTTACATTCTTTTTAGTTAAACCTTCAATCCTAATAGCAGAAGTATCAACATCTGCTTTGTAATACAAAGTTTCTACCGCTAAATCTAAATTAGTTCTTGATTCACCAGCTTTTAAAACCATAAGTTCAGTTGCGGTTGCAGACGCAACATCAAAGGACAAAGTTACTGTATTTACACTATCATTAACTATCAAATAAATAAAACCCATATTTATATGTTCATGTTGTTCGACTATGTTCGCCGTAAGCTGTTTCCCTATAAAATTAGTTGCCATTTTATATATTCCTCCTTAAAATTTATATTAATAATATATTAAGCCCAAACAATAGCTTGAATTACATCATTTTCAGTCAAAACATAATCTGTACTATTTGTGGCTACAACAAGATTAGTAGTAGAACCTGCTATAGCCGCTTTATTAGTAACATCCTTTCCTGCTCTAAGAATTGTACAAACAAAACCAGCAACAGTTAAACCAGCCGCAATACTAACAGTTCCAGCAGTAGCTTCAGCATTAGTTACAGTATGTGACAATACTTTTATTGCAGTAGTTCCAATACCATCAACGGCATTAAGTTCTGCTGCACTAGATGTCACAGAAGTTCCAGCACCAGACCCTAATTTTAAATCTGCAATTGCTAAAACATCAACATTTTTATTTGCTCCAACGATAACTGCTTTAGAGGCTGTGACTGTACCAGCCGCAACTCCATCTAAAACTGTTTGCCCAGAATCAGAAATTTTATTAAATTTAAAACTATTATCATAGTTGCCCAATATCATTTCCTCCTTTACTAGAAATCATTAAAAATACCCAATTTCTCGGCAATACGAAAGCTGTCCTATTGAATTATTTATATCGGCCTTAAAATAATTCGCAAGCATCATTTCTTTACCCTTGTCATTATAACCATCTTTACCACTAGCAATATTTTTTACAAAAGCCCAATATAATGAATATTTAATTTTTTCATTTCTACCTTCACCAGTTAATTTATTTAACTCTTTTACCATATCATTAATTGGCATTGCATAAATACTATCTATAGTAGATTCATCAAGTACAATATTCTTTTTAATTGAATATCTTTCATATAAAGAATCATCATTCAAAAAATATATCAAACCATCTTTAAACAAAGATTTATTTCTTGAAGTCATTAAACTATCCAAAATTCTTCTACTTACAGAAGCAACATCTCCAACATCTTCTAATTCAATTATTTCTGCACCAGTATTATCACATAAAAAATGTCTTCCCATAAGACAAGAACCAATTTTAACTATATCATCTTCACTATTTTTTATAGATACTTTTTCAGTTAATTGAGTATTAGAATTATTTTGATTCTGTGTTTGCATCTCTAAAACCATTTTTTCTAATGAACTAAATTTATTATTTAATTCATTTAATTGGTTATCTTTTTCTTCAATTGTTTTAAGAAGTTTTTCAGAATCACTATTTTCAATAATTTTTATTAGATCATCTTTTTTCAATAAACTTAAATTTTCACTCATCTAAAATTTCCTTTCTAAAATACTACTTTCTAAAAATATTTCCTTTCTAAATTGAACTTTTCATTACTTTAGTAATGAAATTCCTATTTCTACGATTATTGCTTAATATTAAGTCTCACATAATCTCTATAGGCGTAAATTCGGACAATTCCTGCCCTATTTTTATTTAAGCACTTAGTAACCTTAATCCTTCATTTAATATATTTTTGCTAGCATTTACATCTCTATCATGTACAGTATGACATTCTGGACATTCCCATTCTCTAACACTTAAATCTTTAACATCAATGTTTTTATATTTACATTCTGAACAAATTTGACTACTAGCATAATAAGTATCAATTTGTTTTATTATTTTACCATACCAATAAGATTTATATTGTAATTGTCTAACAAATTCACCCCATGACACATCAGATATACTTTTAGCAAGTTTATGATTTTTAACCATATTTTTAATATTTAAAGTTTCTAAACAAATAATATCATAATCTTTAACTAATTGAGTTGATGTTTTATGTAGAAAATCTTTTCTTTGATTAACAATTTTTTCATGTTGTTTTACTACTTTAATCCTTGCTTTATTTCTATTGTTACTACCAATTGTTTTTCTTGATAGTTGTTTTTGAAGTTTAGCAAGTTTCTTTTCCGATTTTCTTAAAAATTTAGGATTTTCAATATGTTGATTATCTGAAGTTATAGCAAATTTTTTAATCCCTAAATCAATACCAACTATAGAACCAGTAGATGAATAATACGGAATAATTACATCAGTACAACATACACTTACAAAATATTTGCCACTTGGATTTTGAGATATTGTAGCACTTATAATTCTACCTTGGATTTGTTTTGATATTTTACATTTAACTAACCCTATCTTTGGTAGTTTAATTTTATTTTCTAAAACTTGAATATTCCCATTAGTGTATTTAGTTTTATAAGATTTTTTGTTATTTTTTTTAGATTTAAATTTAGGAAATCCAACCTTAGAATCACCTTGTTTTACTCTTCTAAAGAAGTTTTGATAAGCAAAATCCAAATCCCTTAAAGAAGATTGAATTGAAATACTATCAATTTCTTTTAACCAATCAAACTCTTTTTTAAGATTTTTTAAATCATTAGCACAATCATAATAATTTATTGATTTTGCCTCTGTTTTATATAACTTAATTCTTTTAGCAAGATAATAATTATATATAAACCTACAACATCCGAATGTCTTTTGAATTAATATTTGTTGCCCTTCATTGGGATATAATCTAAACTTATAAGATTTTTCCGCGTTATTCACCTCCATTTCTATTATATTATCCATTACTAAGTCACAATTAATAATCGTATTAATTAAAAAGGAGTAATCCAACAGAATTACTCCTTAAATAATTATATTAATACTTTATACCATTTGAATTCCATAAGCAGACTGAGTTGCAATTTTAACTGCCCATGATTGACGATACTTATAAGTCTTTAAATTAATAGCATTTGTTCTACCATCATCAGCAATTACAAAAGTTTGACCTTCCATTACCGCTTTTACAGGTTTATCTGTTGCAGGAGTAAGTAACAAAATCTTAGTATCAGGTACTTTAAATGTATAGTTAGCATCATTAGAACTTACGGCCTGACGCAATTCCATAGCATTAACACCATAAAGGTCTCTAATATAACCATTCTTAACAAACTCTTCACTAACACCATATGCCCATTTATCTCCAACAGTATCAGAAGCCTTGCCAAGAGCAATATTAGTACCATACGCCATTACCGCAGAACCATTTGCACCAGCAATTCTATTAGCCAATTCCTGCCAAGTAGTCTTAGCAAAAAGTGCTTTATAAAACGGAGTGTTAAGTAAAGGGGTAGTATCAAAAATTGCAGCAATAATACTATCATACATAGCAACTCTAAAAGAAATAGCCAATTTAGCCATTTGTTTGCCAAAATCAAATCCAATAGTATTAAACTGGTAAAGATCAACGGCAATAGCGGCATCTTTCGGACGAGGAGTAAGAAATTCAGGTTTCATAAACTGGAACTGTAATCTAGTAGAATTATTACTATATCCAGTGTCTTCTACATTGTATAAACTTTTGCTGTCAATATCAAACGTTTCAGAATCCCCATCTGCCAGATTTCTCAACTCGCACATAAGCAAAGATTGTTCAACTTCTGATTTAGAGTTTACAGTATCAATTATTTTAGTCTCAATAGCAAACAATGCCTCTCTAAAATTGGAAAATTGACCTATAGCCGATTTAAAACCAGCAGGAGTTCCAACATCAAATAAATCTCCAATATTCGCAACATTGGAAGCATATTTAATCATAGCCTTTTTTACAGTCTCATTTAATTCATCATATTCTACATTGTTCACAGGACTAGAATAAAGTCCAATATTACTAACAGCATCTTTATTATGGTATTTTTGAATAGCCATTTTTGTAAGTTTTACGGCATTTTCTAAAATATTTTTACTCTCTTCCTGAGCAGTATACATATCCCTAGAAAAACTTAATATTTCACTCATTATAAAATCACCAAATCCTTTCTTATTTATATTATCTTCCGTTAATTACTCTAACTAAAACACCAGAAACAAAAGTATTACCTACAGGGATAGTAATTAACTGCTCAATTTTTAATGAAAAAGCATTGCTAGTTACAGTAGAAGATACAACTAATTCGTGAGAATTATCTTGCAAAATCAAAAACTGATCTTTTATAGCAGTACCACTAAAACAATCATCAGTCATTTTAAAAAGCAAATCTTTTGCAGGTCTAACAGCAGTAATTACATCAGCAGCCAAATATGAAAAATCACCAGGATTTACATAACCATTTACTCTAGCACCATTAGCATCTTCATATACACCTTGATTAATAATAATTGCAGGTATATCAGTGGTAGGCTCAGTAACAATAGCACCAGTATAAATAGACTCATATGTACCGCTTAGAGATTCAGCAACAACAACTTCTCCTTGATATAAAGTTGTAGAAGTAGGAACTATTACTTTAACAACATCTTTATCCGAAGGAAGTAACACAGGAACACAAATTTTAGTACTCATATTAATAAACACTCTCCTTTTTATTTTTATAATTTAAATTAAGAATTAGCATATTCTTTAAGTTTTTCAAACGAAGATTTATTTTCATCTTTATTGATTCCATCCAATAAAGGCATTGTAGAAAATTGAATCTTATCAGGATCATTAGTTACATTTTGTTTCAAAGCAATATTTTCAGCTTCAATTTTAGGAGTTACAATAGCAAATAATTTTTCTTTAAATATATCAAAATTATCAACACTAAAAAGTTTGACGTTTAAATCCGTTTTTTCTTCTTCTGTTATATAACTTTCATATTTTGAATATAATTCATTTGCCTTTGTTTCGAGATTTATTTTTTCTGTATCTACCTTAAATTGTTTTAAAGATTCCAAATCAGTTTCAAGTACAGAATAATTAGCAATTAGTTCATTTTTCTCAGTCTCAATAACCGAATATTTTGTTTCCATATCAGAGTACTTGGTTACTAATTTATTATTCTGAGTTTCTAAAGTAGAATACTTGGTTTCTACATCAGCACACTTACTAAATAATTCATCATATTTAACAGACATTTCTTCAAACTGTGCTTTGTAATCAGTAGGTTCACTACCAACTGGAATAAAATTACCTCTAATAACTTCTTCTAACGAATCTAAATCTACAGTACCAATATTATCTACAATATTATAAGTAGCTCTATAGGTTTTATAACTTTCATTGTCTTCAATATAAACATAAGTTTCATCAAAACAATTAACCCAATATTTATGATACTCACAAATACCGCTTAAATATTTGCATCCAGATAAAGCGTTATCTAAGATTTCTCTAATTTGATTAGAATTTAGACTAAATTTTTCAACAGCTTCTTTTATCACTATATTTTCTTCCTCCTTTTCTTGTTTTATATTTAACTGAGACAATTGTTTATTTGTAATATCAAGCATCTCAGAATAATCAGAAGTTGAATATTTAATTATTTTTGCGTTAGCATTTGGAATAGCTTCTAATATATATTCTCCAAGTAATGTAAATCCAACATATTTATATTCATCAATTTCAAGAAATCCATCATCTCTTTTATGTGATTTTTCAACACTTATTTCCATACTTAATTTCGTAGTTTCATTACTATGTAATCTTAAAGCCACACTAGGAAAATAATGTTTCCAAATTGCTGCATTAATATATTGTGCTGTTTTACCATCTTCTTCTATTAATTGAGAATTATTAGTCTCAGGAACGCAACCAACGCAATCTAACATTTCTTTTTGTTTTGTAGTTCTAGCATGATCTGTAAAATTAGCAGTATTTTTATTCCATACACAAATTACAGGTTTGTTATATAAAGTTGGTTCTGCATTTTTAATTGCTTCCAATGAAAAATATGTTTTATGCCTATTACTACCTGTTATTACAGGCTTTAATTGTATTAATGTAATTAAATTATCTTCTTCTAAAATTTTATAATGATCAATTGAAAAACTTAATATTTCACTCATATCACTCACACCACCACCTTTCATAGTTTTTCAATTAATATATTTTATTGCCAGTTTCACCCCTTATTTTCCATTCTTTTAATGACTCTTTTAAATAATCACTCATGATAAACACCCATGACTTTTTATGAGTAACTTCATTAAATTGAATATCAATAAAATGAATTCCTTTTATTTCTACTAAAAATTTAGCAAGGGGAGGGGAGAAACATGAAAAAATATTATCTTTATCCATATCTTGTGAATTTATTATTTTCATGTCATCATTCCTAACTATCACTTAATTCATATCAATATAATATTGTAATTTTTGAATACTACTTAATTCATTATTAATTTTGCTAAAAACAAACACACTATAAGATTGTTTATTATTAATTTCATTTCCTATCCAATCTGGTTTAATAAAATTATTCATTGTAATTTCATCAGGAAATTCAACCTCTACAATTATTTTATCTGTGTCAATAAAATGATCAATTTCTGCAACCAATGAATCATCTAAATTAATTAAATATCTATCTTTTATTACTGGTATTTTATTAATAGTTTCAAAAATACGATCATATTGTACTTCGGTAATTGGTTGTTCAATTTCTTCTCTAATACCATTTTTAAGTATATATTTTACTGTATGAAAATAATTTTCCTTACCATCAGTATCGGTAATTTTTCTTATGCGAACATCAGGTGATATATTAGAATATACCTGTTCAATACGGTATTGAGATTTTATTTTATCTTTTGGAATATCACCATTTAATTTATATCTTTTTTCTATTTCAAGCATTGCCCACCTTCTTTATACTAGTATAATTATTTTTATTATTTGATAGGTTTTTTATGAAATCGTCAATAATAATTTCTATATTATCAAAATCCCAATAGGGGATACGCAATAAGGGAATATTATTTATAAGACAATAATTATTTTTCTTACCGTCAAGTATTTGCTGATATTTTAAACGCTTTTTACTTATAATCGGCAAATAATGAAATTCTCCGTCATATTCAATAATAAAAATTACTTCTTTTTTACTTATATCTTTATAAGCGGGAAAATCAAATCTTAGAGGATTGCCTAAATCTGACAAACAATCATTAAAAGGAAAATCATAATTAAAAATGAATTTACGATTTGTCAAAACCTCTCTAACTTTTTGTTCACCTTTTGATTCATTGCATATTGGGCATCTCCTGCCAGATTTAAATTTACCATAAGATATATTACACTCATGACCTTTATCACATAGCATTAATAATTTTGTAGCATTATTTTTATATTCCAATGATAATAATTTATATCCACTATTACTTTCAACTTCTATATCATTCTTAACTTTTTCATAAGACAACCTAACACCACCATTACATATAGGACATCTTCTACTAAGAGGCGGCATAAAATTACCAAGTTTTATAAAACACTCATGTCCTTTATCACACAATAAATGAAGTTTTTCTTTGGGGTTATATTCTTTACTAAGATATTTATAACCAGAATTAGAAGTAATTTCAATATATTCTTTCATACTTTCATAATCCCATTTGTCAGTCCCATTACACTCAGGGCATCCCGTTGAAATTTTAAAATTACAAAAAGTAGTATGTCTAATATGACCATTTTCACATTCTAATTCTAATTGTTGAAATGTCATATTTTCATATGTTTCTGTTAGAAGTTTATATTTAAACTCTTTAACATATTCTTCTATATAATTATGTGAATGTTTATGTTTTTCTTTTCTATTGACATTACCACAATCATTACATTGCCTTTTATTCTTTTTATCAAATTGATAAAATGTTGTTGTAAATGGATTACCACACCCACACTTAAAATTTAAAGGACTATCAACTCCTTTATAATCTAAACTTTCTAATTCACAATTAGAATTTTCAGCAACAAACTTTTTAATATATTCAAATGTTAATTTTTTACTCAATTCCATCTCTACTTTCTTCTCTACTTATTTATAAAAATAAAAAAGAAGGAAGCAGTAGAGAATGCTTTTAATAGGTTAATTACTCCTATCTATCCTTCTTTTTTAAATATCAAATTTTATTTCATTGAGTTAGCATTAGAATCGTTATCCCTTGTTATACTTCCAGCATCTTTTAAATCATCATCACTTGCAGTAGGTCTACCATTCTCAATATTATTCTTACCACTCATTTGATTACCACTAATAATAGGTAAAAGTTTAGATTTCCTATCAAGTTCTTTTTCTAAATCTAACATAGGGTCTATTTCAAAAGGTTCATACCCTCGAAGTGCATATAATTTTTCAATACCAGCATTTGAAGAAGTTACAATTTTTAATTCTTTATCAATATCTTCACTTTCTGTAAAACGACTACCATAAAATTTTACTGCCCAATTATACTTTCTTGAAACCAACATTAATTGCCAATTAATAAAATTCTCTATTTGACGATATAAATGATCTACAAAACTCATATCGTCTTCTATAGAATATTTTAAAACTAAGGCAGATTTAGTTTCACCACCCATTAAAGTAGCATTAATACCTACACTACCCCAAAAAAGGGTGTCCCCGATTCCTAAAATATTATTCATACTTTGAGATTGATTAAAATTAAACTGTTCCCCTTTAAATGGAGATGCTAATGTTCTTACACCTTTAGGTAAAAGTGCCTGAGTAGCCGCTACAATTTTAGCCGCTTCATTATATTCCATGATAAATTTTTTACTATCTTGATCATATGGTATTTGTTGAAACAATAAAGTAACTGTATCTAAAATTGTTTTTTGTTTTAATAAATCTTTATATGATAAAATTTCAAATGCATCCTTAAAGACACCTTTAAGTGGGGGAGATGTATCTGCATGTAAAGGATCAAATGTAAACACATATGAATTTTCAATAGGCACAGGATAATACTGAAATCTTCTTAACCTATCTCCCGCAATACCCAATTCTCTCATCTGAATAAAAAATTTATACGCTTCATAAAATTCAGGTATAGTTTCACCCAATCCAACTGCTTTGTCAAAAAAGGTGAGGTCTAAAGCAAACGTATATCCACAATCCCAAAATCCAGTTATGTAACAATAGTCTTTTGGTAAAGGATATAAAGTTCTAAAATTAGGTGTATCTTTGATGTAATAATAAGCAACACCACTTTGCATTACATCCCAAACCATCTTTTCCATTTGATATTTTATATTAAGTTTTCTTAATAGATTATTGCAAGTGTCCATAGAACTAAGATATTCCTTCTTACCATCTGCTTCTTTCGGTAATCTACTAAGAGGTCTTAAATCGTATCTATAAGTTAAAATTGATGCAAAATGTTTAATACTTCGCTTATATTGCATAATTGCACCATCTAAAAACTGCGAAACATCTCTTAATGCCTTTTGATTCCTAGATGGATTTTTCAACCATTCAGTTAATTGTGTTTGTGTTGGTACTAGAGGTGAAATATTTACTGATTGAATATAATCTTGTCCTTGTTGGGGATTATAAAACCCTCTATCATTTAAAGCATTAAGTTGATTAATAGTTTGTCTCAAAGATATTGCATATTGTTGTTGAAAATTATCCATGTATTGTGCATCTATTTCAACTGGAGTATTAGGGGAAGGGGGATTATTTATATCAATATCTTTTATGTTTAAAATAGGGGAGGGGGTAGGATCTGTTTCTGGAGTTTTCTTTTTTTTTGGCAATGAAATTTCACCTCCTTGTTGTTTAATATATAATTGTATTTATTTTATTATTTTGATATAATTAATTAAAACTGTATGTATCTTCTTGGTATGATGAAAAACCTTCGGGGATTATTAGATATTGGGAGAAGTCTTGTTGTTTTGTTTCTTTAAGTAATTCAACTTCTAATAAAGATATAAACCATCCACCATAACTACAACTCGTATATCTATCCTTTCTGGAAGCCCCAATTGTTTCAAGTTTTATATTTCCACTAACCATAGAAAATTCAAGATTAATTGTTTCATTGATCATTTCTGCAAACTGTCTAAAAGGATGTAAATACCATACTTTTAAATGGATATCATTATTACGTGAGAAATCTTTATTTTTCCTATTTAAATAATCTTCTCCATCATTTTCATCAACAAGAAAACTACACATACCTCTTTGCAATTTATCTCTAAAATTAACAGCAATATCATTATTATCTTTTGCTCCTGCCATAATAGGATAAATAATTGGTTTAGCATTAATAGCTAATGTTTTTTCTTTTAATTCCTCTATTAAAGTTTTTGATAAAGATTTATGTTCATAAACAGTAAATGCTTCATATTCAATACCACGTTCTTCGTCTTTTGTTACAACTGCTAATCTTTCAAAGACGGTAATACCTGCTTGCTGAAGATCAAGTACAATATAATCTGCTTCAAAATCAAAATAAACTTGTTTAATTCTTAAAGCCTGTTTTTCAGTGTGTTCGCCATTATGAGACTCCATATATACGTATTCTCTTTCGTACCCTTTAGCAGTTGGCAACGCTCTTATACAAGTAATAATGGTATTATCATTTTTTTTACCCTTGCGAGTTGCAATATCGACAGATACTATTCTGATTTCTCCATCTACTTTTTTTATTTCATTTGGATTTTTTTTCTTTTCATAATTGTCATTCCTAAAAGGATAGAACGCTTTCTTTAATTTTCTATTTTTCTTAAACATATCTAATTTAAAATAAGCATTACTATTTTCGCCCCAAGGAATATTTTCATATTCTTCAAGAAAAGTTATTTCATCCATAGTCGCTCTATCTCTTGCTATTGCTTTAACTGTTTTTATATTATGTTTTATAGCGATAAGATAATCAAATGCAATAAATCCAGCATCTTCACCATTTAACATCATTTTTATAGTATCTAAAGTTTCTTTATACCACCATAATCCTTTATGATATGCTGAAGATATAAGTACTTGACGAGGTTCTTCAATTAATACTTTTATATTAGAATATTTAGGATTTTTCATATAAGGAGTTTGTCTAGCATAAGCAAATGGTTTTACAATTGAATCGAACTTTGCTTTATCCATAATACGAAATTCTTCTCCGATTGTGAAAGTGCTCCTTTCACCTCTCCCTGATTCCTGGCAAGCCACAATCTTAATTGTTGTGCCGTTGTGCAAAGTACAACTGCAATTATTTTGAGCATCTGAAAAATCTCTAACTTCTCTTGCTATATTAGGATAATCATCTTTTAACCTCGCCATTTTACCAAATATAATAGAAGCCTGTTTTAAAGTAGTAGCTACGATTACGATTTCTGAATTCGGGTAGAGGGTTCCACGGGCATACGCTAATAAAGCAATCAACCATGATTTTGCAGCCGCCCTTGATGCAATAGTTACAAAAGTTTCACAAATATTCATAAAGTATATCCATAAAACCTGATACCAATAAAGTTCAACTTGATAGTAATGTTGTATAAACCGATGAATATTACGTCTATAAAAAGTTGTCCAATCAATTATATTCTCTTGCCATTGTTCGGTTCTGTCTTTTTCTTTTATCATAGATTTTGGTGCTTTAAATTGATTACTATGCCCTGCATATTTAGAAAAATTATTTTGGAACTTAGAATAACTTCTACCCATCTTGATCACCATCAACAGCACCAATATCTGCATTATCTAAATCTGCATCAATATCATCATCAACAAGAAAATTTCTAATTCCAGTTATAAAATTTTCTATAGGTCTAACAATATAATTTTTTATATATGGAATAAAACCATCTATATCTTTATATTTTTCTTGTTGTTCATACCATTCAGCAGGTCTAAATTGCTCTATATCTTTAACCCATAACCCATAACAATCATGTGATTTACCTGCACTTGCTTGATTAGCTTTAGCTGGATCAACCGAAGCAGTTTTAAATAAATCTTGTAATTCCTTTACATCTTGAGATACATTTTCTCCAATAGCACGTTTATTTCTTATATTTAATATTTTTATACATATTTCTTTTAATAAAGTTACTTCTGCTTGATTATCACATTTATGAGTTTGTTTCCAATTAGATAACTCCATTTCTAAAAATATATAATCATCAATACTCTCAAACCCTTTACCCCAAAACAAAAGTAAATCATCATCTATATCTTCAACTATTTCTTCAGTAACCATAGATTCAAATTCACTATCTTTAAATCTAAATGATTCTAATTTTTCACTAGATTTTTGTGTTGAACCTAATTTGCTTTTATAATACCCAAATAATCGATCAGCTTTCTTACCTTTAGCAAATAAACTTTCTAAATGTGATTGTGCTTGTTTTAATGCTTCTGCACTATATCTAACATCTAAGTCTCGACAAGTTAATTTTAAAGCAATATCGACATTGTTATGTATTGAATAATATGAATCATAAAGAAAGTTTGCACAGTCTCGACATACTGAGAGTAATCCGTTTTTATCAATCATTGGATTTGTTGCTTCATAAAAATGCGTAGCAGATAATGTTTTTTGGCACATTCGGCAATAATTTTCACCAGACACCACTTTAGGTTGTCTTACGGTTTTTGTTAATTTAGGCATCTGATTTATCAACTCCTTTTAATCTAAATAAAATAAGAAGCTGAGTATTTTAACCAACTTCTTTTAAATCTT